TCAATCTTGTTATAGCTTGCAACGGTAATTGAAACTTCGTTGTCGGCTTTCAACAATTTACGGATTAGTTCATGCGACACTTCGCATTCCTTCCCCAAAGTGCGAAGCGACTTCGCTTGCGCTGCGACCTTAAGCCGCTTTATAAGTTCGTCAAGTTGCATTGCGCACCTTCTAAAGTGTTCCATGTATTGCCCGCATCATAACCGGCAAGTTTCCTACTGTCAATGCCTATTGACAACCTGCAAGCTTCCGCTTATGATGCCTATCAGCAACGGCACCGGGCCGAAGCGCAACCAACGGGGCAACCTATGAACCAGACGAACGAACAACGACCCTTCGACTACATCGCCGAAGCGCACTTGACCGCATCCCCGCACTTCTACGGCGACCGCGTACCGCTGGCGCATTTTGGCGAAGTGCTGCAACAAGCAATCGTCGCACTTTCGGCACTTGACCGTGTTAAGAAGTGCCTTTTCTATGGTCGCGAACTTGGCCCGCTGGCCGAAGGCGTCGAAACCGGCGAAGTGTATCAAAATTGTGCGAAGCTTCCTGAATGGATTTCCAGCCATCCCGACGAAGACGCGAAGGCCTGCAATATCATTCATGCAATCATCGGTAAGGCAACCGAAGCGGGCGAACTGTTGGAAGCCTTGCACGCAACCGCAATAAATGGCGAAACCTTCGACGTTGCCAACGCTGGCGAAGAAATCGGCGACGGCTTTTGGTACGACGCGCTTTTGGCCCGCGCTTGTGGGCTTACCTTCGACGGCATCCAGCGAACCAACATCGCCAAGCTTCGCCATCGCTTCCCCGACCGTTTCACCGAATACGACGCGAATAATCGAGATTTGTTCGGCGAACGTCGTATTTTGGAAGAAGGCGAAAAAACTTCGTCGTAACGCTTGACAACATCGAAAAGCCGTCGTATAGTTCAACCATACCGGCGCAATTGTGCGGCGGCTTAAACGAAAGGAACGAAATTATGTCATTTAACGAAACCGCAAATCGCGACGCAAAGATTATTGCTTGGGAAGCCGCAGTTAAGGCGCTTGACGCTGCGAAGGATGCCGAAGCCGCGTTGCGTAAAGAAATCTTGAAAACAGCTTTCGCGTTTGACCCGGAAGCATTGCGCGAAGGAACCGAAAACTTCGAACTTGGTAACGGTTACAAGCTGAAAGCTGTTTTCAAGATTTCGCGCAATTTGAACAACGAAAACGAAGCCGTCGATAAGGTCTTGTCGAAGATTGAAAAGACCGGCCCCGAAGGTGCGTTTATCGCCGAACGTCTGGTTAAATGGAAGCCCGAACTTTCTTTGACCGAATACAAAAAACTTCCCGAAAAGTTTAAAAAGCTGTTCGACGAAGTTGTTACTTCGAAAGAAGCCATGCCGTCGCTTGAACTGGTAGCGCCGAAGTCGAAGTAAAACTTGACAAGTGCGACGAAGTTATTTAAAGTAACTTCGTCGTAGTTTAAATAACTTGGAGAATTTAAAAATGAAAGTGTCTATCTTGTCGCGCTTCAATGCGTCGCTTCTTTTCGAATACGAATCCGAAGAAAATAGCTTTAAAATTACGCTTCAAGCTGCGGTAAAAAGCGGCGCTGACCTTTACGGCGCTGACCTTCGCGGCGCTAATCTTCGCGACGCTGACCTTCGCGGCGCTAACCTTGACGGCGCTGACCTTCGCGGCGCTAACCTTGACGGCGCTGACCTTCGCGGCGCTAATCTTCGCGGCGCTGACCTTGACGGCGCTGACCTTCGCGGCGCTAATCTTCGCGGCGCTAATCTTTACGGGGAAAAGCTTACTAAAACGCCTTTGCAGTTGAACAACCTTAAATGGTTCGTTTTGATTTCGGATAAATATTTGCGCATTGGTTGCCAACGTTTCACCATTGAAGAATGGAAAAACTTCGATGATGAAACAATCGTTAAAATGGATTTTGCGGCGCTTAAATTCTGGCGTAAGTGGAAAGCGCCCATCATTGCGCTTTGCGATGCCCACACTACGGCGGAAAGTACAATTGACGAAGGCGACGAAGTTGTTACTTCGAAAGAAGCCATGCCGTCGCTTGAACTGGTAGCGCCGAAGTCGAAGTAATGCGAAGACGGGAAGAACAATCGGCTTTAGCCCTTATCGAACGATTCTTGAAAGATAAGGGCGGGCTTACTTCCTATCAATTGGCCGAACTTTTGGGTATCAACATTCGAAACGTTCGGCCATACATGAAAATTTTGCACGATAGGAAGACCGTATTTATTCAGGATTGGAAAACGCCGAAACATGGGCACGGCCCGAAGGTTCCGGTTTGGCGACTTGACGAATACGGCGACGGCGACAACGAACCTTATCCGAAACCAACTAGCCCACAACAACGGGCGCGAATTTACAGGAAGCGCAAAAATGCAATTTTTAGACATTAAAAACGGTCGCTTTTATCTTGGCGACTGTCTGGAAGTTATGAAAGAAATTCCAGACGGCGTTATTGATATGTTGTTAGTTGATCTGCCGTATGGAACGACGGCTTGTTCTTGGGATTCGATAATCCCGCTTGACGAACTTTGGAAGGAATACAACCGAATTTGCAAAGAAAACGCGGCAATGGTTTTTACATGCTCGCCGCCATTTACTTACGTTTTGGCCGTGTCCAACATTAAAAAATTTAAACACGAATGGGTTTGGAATAAAGTTAAGCCCGGTGCATTCGCAATTGCCAAATATAGACCGTTGCGGCAACACGAAGACATTTTAGTTTTTTGCAACGGAAAGTTGAATTATAAGCCGATTATGGTTCCTCAAAAATTACGCAAAGGCAAGATATACGCAAGTTCTGATAGCGCAAGTGTTAAATACAAAGATGATGAAGAAAGAACTTATAATGAAAAGTATCCGAAAACAATAATTGAATTTTCTAACGCTAACAATAAAAATAAAATTCACCCTACCCAAAAGCCGGTCGAATTATTCGAATATTTAATTAGAACTTATACAAACGAAGGAGATTTAGTTTTAGACAATACGGCGGGAAGTGGAACGACTGCAATTGCCGCTGAAAATACAGGCCGCAAATGGGTTTGCATTGAACAAAGCGAAGAATACGCTACAAAAGCGGTTGAGCGAATTTACAATCACGAAGTAAAACCGCAAGAATCTACAAGCGGAGTTCAAATAGATTCTGGCGTTCCAATTCCAGAAGGTGACGAACAATGCAAATGAGTCAATTAAAACCGGCGTCGGAACTGGCGCAACGCTTCGGCGTTAAAGCGTTGGTTTATGGCGGGCCGGGCATGGGCAAAACGCCAATCATCAAAACGGCCCCGCGCCCGGTCTTGTGCGTCGTAGAACCCGGCATGTTGTCCATGCGCGACGCCGTAAATATTCCGGCTTGGGATGCTTACACGCCCGAACGTATCGACGAATTTTTTAAATGGCTTTTCACTTCGGCGGAAGCAAAGAATTTTGATACCGTCGGCATTGATTCAATTTCGCAACTTGCCGAAATCATTTTGACGCAAGAATTAAACCGTAACAAAGACGGGCGAAAAGCTTATGGCGAAATGTCGCGTCGCGTTATGGAAATCGTAAATGCGTTGTATTACCTGCCGAACAAGCATATTTATTTAATCGGCAAACAGGCCGTAGCAGACGAAAACGGCGTATCGACGAAGCGCCCGTATTTCCCCGGCCAAGATTTGAACGTTAAGGTTCCGCACCTTTACGACGAAATTTTGCACCTTGGCGAAGTCAATGTACCCGGCCAGCCGAAACCCGTTGTCGGCTTCCGTTGCTTGCCGACATTCGGAATCATGGCGCGCGACCGTAGCGGGCGGCTTAACGAAATCGAACCGCCGAATCTTGACGCAATCTTTAAAAAATGTATGTCGTAACGCTTGCAAAGTTTTATAAAAGCGTTACTATAGCGAATAGGCGAATTCGACGGCCTTAAACTGTCGGAACTTTTCGAAAAGGTGAATTCAAATGGCACAGCTTATCCAAGCGTTTAACGCGCAACAGTACGACCCGACCCAAGGCGGCGGAAGCCTGCCCGTCGGTCGTCATCCAGTCATCGTCGAATCTTCCGAAATGAAGGCGAACAAGGCGAACGACGGCGGTTATCTGCAACTTAACGTCAAGCTTATTGACGGCCCGCAGACCGGAACGACCGGGGCTTATCGTCTGAATCTGTACCATTCCAACCCGCAGACCGCAGAAATCGCACATCGCCAGCTTTCCGCGATTTGCCATTGCGTCGGCGTGTTCAACGTACAGGATTCGGGCCAACTTCATAATATCCCGTTTATCGTCGAAGTTGGTTTGCAAAAGGGCGAAGAAGCCGCGCAAAAGGGTTATACCGAAGTTAAAAAGGTGTTCGACATTAACGGCAACGAACCCGGCAAAGCGGGCCAAGGCGCGGCCCCTGCGCAACCCC